GAGTGAACCCCAATGAGCCAGAGTCCCTCTGGGACGACTCCAAAAGAAGAGCCCCGAAACAAGGTTGTTTCGGGGCTCTTTTGCCAAATGGTGGCGGAACACGGAACTGAACCCGCGTCCGTAATCTGAACCAGATAGTAACACCTCGGCCTTGAGGCCGTGAACTCGATGATCTGGCCGAAACCCGTGTTGCTTTCGGCGAATCTCCCTTTTGTGTGCGCGATCCGAGGCTGCCGAGGCCACGGAAGCTCTTCTGCGGCCATTGGCCGGGCATGTCTGCTGCAAATTGCGGTTTGTCAGATACTGATTTATACTTCTGACAAAGGAGCCATGACCATGAGCCATCTTGCCGAGAACATCTTGTCTGCCGCCCGGGCCATGCCCGAGGGTGGCTTGCTGTCGCCCAAGGAGTTCTTGCATCTGGGTTCGCGGGCAGCCATCGACAAAACCCTGTCCCGGTTGGCTCAGGAGGGGAAGTTGCTGCGCGTAAGTCGCGGTGCCTATGTCGCGCCCCATCAGGGCCGGTTTGGCTCCCGCCCGCCGTCCACCGAGTCCGTGGTGCAGGCCATCGAGGCCAGTTGCGGTGAAACGGTCGTGGCCAACGGCGCAGCCGAAGCCAATGCACTGGGATTGACCACGCAGGTGCCGACCCGCGAGGTTTTTCTCACCTCCGGCGCATCCCGCACCCTGCATCTTGGCAGCAGGTGCGTAGAGCTCAAGCACGGCAACCGCTGGCAACTGCTGCTGGGCAAGCGCCCCGCAGGCAAGGTGATCCGTGCGCTGTCATGGCTGGGGCCGGAAAGCGCACCGACGGCTCTGAAGCAACTGCGCGCCAAACTGCCCGAGTCCGAATGGGAAGCCGTGCGTGGCGCACGGGCCGCACTGCCGAGCTGGATGGCCAAAGTGGTCAGCGAGGCAATGGCGCATGGCTGAGTCCTGGTTTTCGCTCAGCCGGGAAGATCAGGTTGAAGCCTTGGAATTTGCTGCGGCTCGTACCGGGCGGCCCGCGCACCTGCTTGAAAAAGACATCTGGGTGGTCTGGGTGCTGTCCGCCATTTACGAATCCGACTTGGCCAGCAAACTCACCTTCAAGGGCGGCACCTCACTGTCCAAGGTCTATCGCATCATCGATCGGTTTTCCGAGGACGTGGATCTCACCTATGACATCCGCGAATTGGCCGCCGATCTTTTGAAGCAAGGCAACCCCATTCCCGATTCCGCCAGCCAGGAAAAAAAGATCAGCAGCGCGGTACGTCACCGCCTGCCCAACTGGATCGAAGCGACGGTCAAACCGGTCATTGCTGCGGCGCTGGCGAAAGATGGGTTGGACGCGAGCCTGACACTGGCAGGCAAAGATCGGGACAAATTGATTCTGGCCTATTCGGCGGTCAAAACGGGAACCGGCTATTCAGCGCCCACGATTCAGCTGGAGTTTGGTGCCCGCGCCACGGGCGAGCCGCATCATGTTCAACCCGTGGTTTGCGACATTGCGCCAGAAATCGAAGGCGTCATATTCCCTGTCGCTCAACCCTTGGTGATGGCGGCAGAGCGCACTTTCTGGGAAAAGGCCACCGCAGCGCATGTGTATTGTTTGCAGGGACGGTTGCGCGGGGAACGCTATTCGCGGCACTGGTACGACTTGGCCGCCATTGCAAAAACGCCGTACTTTGCTGCGGCCTGCGCCGATCAGGCGCTGGCTCGGGCCGTTGCAGAACACAAGTCGGTGTTCTTCGTCGAAAAAGATGCTGCCGGTGCCAAGATCAATTACTTCGCCGCCACCAGTGGCCAGCTGCAACTCATCCCGACGGGCGAATCGTTGACGGCGCTGGAAAACGATTACGCCGCGATGCTGGAAGACGGCCTGCTGGCACTGAATCAACCGGGCTTCACCGACATCATCGCGCAGTGCCGTGTCATTCAGGATGAGGCCAATCGGCAGCCCCTTTAAACGGGTGTAAGTGGGCGTGTTTGTGGTTTGCCCGCAGATTGTGCCGTCCTGTTATCGCCTCGCATCAAGCCTCCCTGATTGCAGCCACCGGCCAGCAGTTCCCATATGAATTTTCATATGGAGAACTTCGATGTCCAGCACCCTCTGCACCTGCTGTGGCCAGCCATTCGAGCCGCGCCCACAAGTTCCTGACCAAGCCTACTGCTCCTCGCCCAATTGTCAGCGCGCCCGCAAGCGCCAGTGGCAGCGGGCCAAACTTCAGTCCGATTCCGACTACCGGATCAACCAGCGCGCCGCTCAGCAGGCGTGGTCACAGCGCAATCCTGACTACTGGCGCAACTACCGTGACGCTCGGCCAGAGTATGCGCAACGCAACCGCGAGCAGCAGCAAACACGGGATCAGGGCGAAAACCCCAAGCTTGCAAAGATGGACGTGTGCGACCTGCCGACGGGCCTGTACCGAATCGCACGGCATCCAGCATTTCCAATGGAGAACGGCATTTCATGGATCGTCGAGATCACGCCGGTGTGCCTGACGTGTCCGTGCAAGATGGACGTGTCAAGAGATGACTTGATCGACACCTCAGCGATTCGCCCTTAACTTCTTTCTCCAAATGGGCTCTCGATCATCCTGAATGGCAACAGTTTCAACCCTGCGCATCCCGACCGGCACACCGCTGGTCGTGGCCGTGCCAGTAAGGTGAAAAGCAGACCCGAGAGCAGGTGCACATAACAATGAGTGATCGGGTCTATGCAGGCAGAAGAATTTTCAACGGAGGCGGAATCACCTCCTCCGACATTTAGGGCCGCCGAATACGTGCGGATGTCGACCGAGCACCAGCAGTACTCGACGGAGAATCAGGCCGACAAGATCCGTGAGTACGCTGCCCGGCGCAACATCGAGATCGTCCGCACCTACGCCGACGAAGGTAAGAGCGGCCTGCGTATCGATGGGCGCAAAGCACTGCAGCAGCTGATCAAAGACGTCGAGACGGGCAAGGCCGATTTCCAGATCATCCTGGTCTATGACGTCAGTCGCTGGGGACGGTTTCAGGATGCCGACGAGAGTGCCTATTACGAGTACATCTGCCGCCGCGCCGGAATCCAGGTTTCCTACTGTGCCGAACAGTTCGAGAACGACGGCTCGCCCGTGTCCACCATCGTCAAGGGCGTCAAACGTGCGATGGCGGGCGAATACAGTCGGGAGTTGTCGGCCAAGGTGTTCGCCGGGCAGTGTCGCCTGATCGAGCTGGGTTTTCGGCAAGGTGGGCCCGCCGGTTATGGCCTGCGGCGTGTGCTGATCGATCAGTCCGGCACGTTCAAAGGTGAACTGGCTCGCGGCGAGCACAAGAGCCTGCAAACCGACCGCGTCATCCTGCAGCCGGGGCCCGACGACGAGGTCGCCGCCGTCAACCAGATCTACCGCTGGTTCGTCACCGACAACCTGACCGAGCTGGAGATCGCCGAACGGCTCAATACGCAAAACATCCGAACAGACCTCGGGCGCGATTGGACACGGGCGACGGTGCGCGAGGTCTTGTCCAACGAGAAGTACATCGGTAACAACGTCTACAACCGGCGCTCCTTCAAGCTCAAGAAGCATCGGGTGGTCAACAGCCCCGAGATGTGGATCAAGAAGGAAGGCGCGTTCGAGAGCATCGTGCCGCCGGAACTTTTCTACACCGCACAAGGCATCCTGCGCGCACGGTCGCACCGCTACAGCGACGAAGAACTGATCGATAAGCTGCGCAACCTGTACCAGCGCCACGGCTACCTCTCTGGTCTGATCATCGACGAGGCCGAAGGCATGCCCTCGTCGGCAGCCTACGCACACCGTTTCGGCAGCTTGATCCGCGCGTACCAGACAGTCGGCTTCACCCCGGATCGGGACTACCAGTATCTGGAGGTCAATCAGTTCCTGCGCCGACTGCACCCGGAGATCGTCGGTCAGACCGAACGGATGATCGCCGAGGTCGGCGGCATGGTCGAACGTGATCCGGCCACCGATCTCCTCACCGTCAACCACGAGTTCACCGTCTCGCTGGTACTGGCTCGTTGCCAGTTGCTCGACAACGGGCGACGGCGCTGGAAGGTGCGCTTCGACACCAGCCTTGCGCCCGACATCACGGTGGCCGTGCGGCTCGATGAAACCAATCAGGCGGCGCTGGATTACTACCTGTTGCCGCGACTCGACTTCGGCCAGCCCCGCATCCATCTGGCCGATCACAACGGCATCGAGTTCGAGTGTTACCGCTTCGACAGCCTGGACTACCTGTACGGCATGGCCCGGCGCATTCGCATACGGAGGGCCGCATGAATCAGGACAAAGTGCATCGCCACTCGGAATTGCGGATGATCCCGCTGAACCGGATCGAGGTTCTGAATCCGCGCGAGCGCAACAGTCGCGTGTTCGAACAGATCGTCGGCAACATCCAGAGCATCGGCCTGAAGAAGCCCATCATCGTGACGCCGCGTCCGGGAAATGATGGCGAACACTACCTGCTCATCTGCGGCGAGGGGCGCTTCAAGGCCTTCAAGACGCTCGGCCACCAGGAAATCCCAGCGATGGTGATGAACGTCGACGACGAATCGGCCTTCATCATGAGCCTGACGGAGAACATCGCACGGCGTAAGTTCAGCCCGCTGGAGCTGTTGGTCGGCATCGAACAACTGCGGGATCAGGGCTACGACAAGAAGGACATCGCACAGAAAACGGGCCTGAGCCCGGAGTATGTCCAGGGCATCCTGTACCTGCTCAAGAACGGTGAAGAGCGCCTGTTGATGGCCGTCGGTAGCGGGCGCATCCCGCTCAACGCGGCGATCACCATTGCTGGCGCGGGCACGGATGACAAGGCAATCCAAGCCGCCCTGCAGGAAGCCTATGAATCCGGCAAGTTGCGTGGCAGCCAACTGATCCAGGCACGTCGGGTCATCGAACGTCGCCGCACGCAAGGCCGGGCCGTCGGCGGCAAGATGTCATCCCGCAAACCCAATGCGGACGTGACCACGTCGAGTCTCGTGCGCAACTACCAGCGTGAAGTCGAGCGCCAGAAGCAGCTGGTCAGGAAGGCAGAAACCGCCCAGCGTAACCTGCTGTTCATCGTCGGCGCGCTGCGTCAGCTGTTGGCAGACGAGAATTTCACCAACCTGCTGCGCGCCGAGGGAATGGATTCGTTGCCGCAGTATCTGGCGGATCGGGTCTGGGCGCGGGGGTGTGGCACATGAGCAGACCTCCACTGGGCTTCGTGCCGGAGCCACTATTTCTTGAACTTTCGGCCATCCTGCCATCGCGCAAGACCCCCGTGGGCTTGTTTGCCTCCCGAAAATTCAAGCAGATCCTCGCGTCCATCGAGGCTGTCGGGCTGATCGAACCCTTGTCGGTGGGAAGGCCCTCCCGTGAGGGCCAGTACATCTTGCTCGACGGACACACGCGGTTGGTGGCGTTGAAGCAGCTGGGCTTCGACAAGGCCCCGTGCCTCGTGGCCACCGACGACGAGAGCTACACCTACAACAACCGGGTCAATCGCCTCTCCAGCATCCAGGAACACCTCATGATCCGCCGCGCCGTCGAACGCGGCGTCACCCCCGAAAAGCTCGCGAAGGCTTTGGATGTGGATATCAGCCACATCATCAAGAAACTGAACCTGCTCGACGGCATCTGCCCGGAGGCTGCCGAGTTGCTGCGCGATCAAACCTTCTCGGCCAACCTTGGCGCGGTGCTGCGCAAGCTCAAGCCAACCCGGCAGGTCGAATGCGTCGAACTGATGGTCAGCGCCAACAACATCACCGTGGCCTACGCACAGGCCTTGGTAGCCGCCACACCCAGCAATCTGCTCGTCGGCGAGACCAAGCCCAAGAAAATGACCGGCGTCAGCGCCGATCAGATGGCCAAGATGGAGCGGGAAATGGGCAATCTCCAAGAACAGTTCAAGCTGGCCGAACAGACCTATGGCCAAGACATTCTCAATCTGGTGCTGGCCAAGGGCTATCTCGCCAAACTGATGGCCAATGAAGCCATCTTGCGTCACCTGACGAGGAATCATCCCGACGTGCTGAACGAGTTCGACAGCATCGTCCGCTTGGTGGCGCTGGACAAGTAAGTGGCGCGTACTCAGAAGTAGTGACGAAATCCTTCCTGTCGGAAGGTCGTAGTGCTGCCCGTGTGGGCGATACGCTGTTCTTTAACAATCTGGATGTATCAGGGTCATTGCCGCCGAAACGGAAGTGCTATTCCCATCCGTGGTCGGGGCGATGGCCGACAGGCTTGCCGCTGGCCTGCTCATTCGTAAAGGGGCGCACGAATGGGCGAACAGCGGCACCAAGCCACTCTGCCACTCTGCCACTCTCGCCCGAGTGGCGGGAACACAAAACCGGACATGCTTCAGCGTGCCGGGCTAGATAGGGGCCTTGTGCCTAAAGTTGTTGTTTCGACCGGTTGGCCTCAGTCCAGTCTGATCCCGCTTGGCTTTTCCGCAAAACAGCGCGTTCATACGCATGCCTGCCGATGCCAAGAGACAACGATGCCAGACTCCTCCGAACGCTACTGCCAACAACCACGCACGCTGTGCGGGCAGGGCTCTGGCGTGTCAGCCAGCGGGCACGGAGTCCCGATCCATTTCGCATTGCCGAAGTCAAGCCGATACTGTAAAGTGCAGTACATTTACAGTGGTTTCTGGAGAGGCTATGGCCACAGTCAAGACTGCCACGCTCACATTTCGTATCGACCCCGGACTCAAGGAAGCGCTTCGCATCGCGGCGGATCAGGAGCATCGATCCATCGCGAACATGGTCGAAGTGCTGATTCGGGGCTACTGCGAGCAGCACGGCATTGCGATTCCGCACTCCGAGGAAACCAAGAACAACAACGGAGCGCGTTCATGATCAAGACGGTCAAGCAAGCCTGCCGGTTCAACCCCATCATCCGCGACTACCGGATGAGTCAGGGGATCGAGAACCTCGCAGACCTCATCAATGACGCGGGTGACGGCGGCGAGTTTTTCTCGCGTAACTTCGTCACCCACGGCATGGATCAGCTTTTCCGCGAAGGTCTGCTGCGTCTCTCCGGCAAGTCAGATCAGGCGGTGTTTGAACTGACACAGGCGATGGGCGGCGGTAAGACGCACATGATGATCGCGCTGGGCCTTCTGGCACGGCATCCGCACCTGCGCAAGGACGTTCTACCAGCCGACTTGGCTTCCCGTGTCGATTTTGGGCAAGCGCGCATTGCCGCGTTCAACGGCCGCAACAACCCCGATAACTTCATCTGGGGCGAGATTGCCACCCAGCTTGGGGCAGCTGAAGCCATCAAACCATACTGGGCGAATGGCCCCAAGGCCGTCGATCAACGTCAGTGGAAGGAAATCATTGGCGACAAGCCGACGCTGATCTTGCTTGACGAACTGCCGCCCTATCTCGATAACGCCAGTACGCAGGTGTTCGGTCAGGGCACGCTGGCCAACATGGCGGTCTACAGCCTCTCCAGCCTGATGAGCGCAGCGCTAGAGCTGCCCAACTGCGCCATCGTGGTCGCCAACCTGTCGGGCAGCTACAAGGCCCAGACTAAGGCGCTGGCCGACGCCATCTCTAACCTGCAGCAGGAAACCCGCCGCCAGGCGATGACCATCACGCCGGTGCAACTGGCAGGCAACGAAATCTACGAAATTCTGAAGAAGCGCCTCATCGACGAACTTCCGGATGAGCGGGTTATCTCTGATGTCGCCGAGGAGTACGCGCAGCAGATCAAAAAAGCTGAGGATGGCGGCTACATCGTCGCCAGCAGCATCGAGCAGATCGCCGAGCAGGTGCGGGAAACCTACCCCTTCCATCCCTCGTTCAAGCACCTCGTCGCGCTGTTCAAGGAGAACGAAGGCTTCCGTCAGACCCGTGGCCTGATGCAGTTCACTGCGCGACTGCTCAAGAGTGTTGACGAGCGCGAAGCCGACGACATCTTCCTGATCGGCACACAGCATCTCAACTTGAACGACGAGCAGGTCAAGGACGAGATCGAGCGTATTGCACCCAAGCTGATGCCAGCGGTGACGCGCGATATCGCCGACGCGGGCAACGCCATTGCAGAGCACATCGACGCCGACCTGGCGGGCGATGCCGCACAGCAGCTCATGACGTTGCTGCTGTCATCCAGCCTATCCCGTGCTGTCGGGGGACGTATCGGGCTGACGGAAAGCGAACTGATCGAGTTCCTGGCTGCGCCCCAGCGCAAGCCCGACGAATTTCTTCAGGCCATGCAGCGCCTGCGCGAGTCGGCGTGGTACCTCCACCGTGAAGAGCAACGCTTCTTCATCAAGGAAACTGAGAATCTGTCGCGCCAGATCGAGCGCAACGCCAAAGAAGTTCCACAACCCAAGGTCGATCAGGCGCTCATCAATCGACTCTCGGGCATCCTCGCACCGGTCAGCAAGATAGCCTATCAGGACGTGCAGGTGCTGCCCCGGCTGGATGAACTCAAGCTCGGTGGCCCACGCACGCTGATCGTCATCAAGCCGGATGGCAAGATGCCGCCCAGTGAATTGCAGAACTTCTTCGACTACCAACAGGAGAAGAACAACCTGCTGGTGTTGAGTGGGCAGGACAGCCTGCTGGCCGACGCGGTCGAAGAGCGGTTGCGCGAGCTGTACGCCATCGAGCAGATCCACAAGCGCCTCAAATCCGGCGACACCTTGTTCGAAGAAGCGCGCGATCGCTTTGAAGAATCGGAAGATCGCTTCAGCAAGGCACTGTCGGCGGCCTACAACCGCTTGTACTTCCCTGCCAACGACCCAGTTGACGGGCGCGACGTGCTGGCCGGGGTTACTATCGACCAAGGGCTGAAGCTCGGCCAGGGCGATCAGTCTGCCGAGACGCAAATCGAAAAACTGCTGGCCAGCCCGCGCGCCGATTACAAGCTCGTGGCAGAGCTGGGCAAGGACAACTTCGACGAATGCTTCGCGCAGGCCGAGGAGTACCTGTGGCCGTCTGGCAAAGACAACCGTCGCACCCCTTGGAAGGACGTCGCTACCCGCGCCAAGTGCTCGCCTATCTGGCCGTGGATGCCGGGTGCCAGTGGCCTGGATACGCTCAAAACCGAGGCTCTGAAACAAGGTCGCTGGCGCTTGGGCGAGGACGGCTACATCGAGAAGGGGCCGTTTCCCAAGGACAAGGCCACCGTCAACGTGTCCGTCATCAACGTCAAGCCGGACACCGGCGAGACGGTGTTGAGCCTCACACCACGCCACGCAGGTGACAGTCCGGTCGTCTATTGGTCGACCAAGGCCGACGTTTCCGACAAGGACAACAAGGTCGAGGACTTGGACAACTTCAGCTCGACCGAAGGCACCTTGTACTTCTGGGTCAAGGACACCACTGGCCAGCATGAAAGTGCAGCGGCTACTCGCTGGCTTGCCGACCTCAAGATCCGTCATCAGGTCGAACCAGCTGCTGACAAGCGCCGTGTCACCCTGGCCGCCACACCGCACGCTGACATCTACTACACGCTGGACGGCTCCAACCCCAAGGACGGCACCCGCTACGACGCGCCGTTCGAGATCGGGTCCGCAAGTTGCCGCCTGCTGGTGTTCGCCCGCGCGGGCGAAGCCAACAAGACAGCGGACTTCCAGATTCCCGCCAGCGGCGACAAGACAGTGCAGATCGTCGACAGCAAGCCCGCGCGCCTGCAAAGCAAGCGTGTTGCTCTCGACACGACCGACCGCGTCTTCAGCGTCATCAACCGTTTCCGCGATCAGCCGGGCACGCGTTTCAAGGGTGTGCGCGTCGAAATCGGTGAGGGCGAGAACACCGTAACCGTGCGCTTCCAGGAGCGCGAAGTCACCGCTGCCATCATCGAAGGCGTCGTCAACAGCCTGCGCGACGTGCTCAAGGAGCCCGACGCCCCGCTCAACATTGCCATTGCCGACGGCATCGCGTTCGATACCGGCTTTGCACTCAAAGAGTTCGCCAAGCTCGCCGGAATCGAGCTCAAGCCGGGCGACATCAATCAGGAGGAATGAGGATGGCTAAAGCCGCAGGTAACACACCATCGCCCAAGGCGCGTGCGCAAGTGCTGCACACGCTGGGTTTTGGCGTGCCTGCGACTTCTGATCCTCATCACTTCAAGGTCGTTATTCCCAAGGCCAGCACGGGCAAAGTTCAGATCAGTGAACACCTCGGCTTGCAGTCTGCAAGCAACGACAACGCGGTGATTGACCGCGTTCTGCTGGATCGACCTCGCTGGACCGCCATCCGCGCCGAAGTTCAACGAGCCTTTAACGCTCGTCTGGCCGCGCATGGCATCAAGCCCGGTACGTGGAAGGTCGGCGACAACCCTGTGGATCGCTTGCTCGGCAAGGAATTGTGCGTACTGGCCTGGGCCGTCGAGCAGATGGAGATGGAGAAGATTCCAGTCGCCGTGCGCAACTGGTTGGCGCTGCGCCCGGAGGAACGCTGGTGGCTGTTTGGCATGACGGCCATGAGCACCGGCGGAGTGATGGATGCGGGCAAGGGCTGGCGCGCAGCGCTCAAACACGCCTTGGGGGATGTGGCGCAGAGCGAACTGCTCGCTCCTCGTGCCCGACGCGGCAAGCCGGAACAGGAAGTTGCCCAGGCCTCATTAGGGCTGTTCGGAGACGAAGCGCCATGAACGCCGTGCCCCCGCAGCCGAAGATCTACCACATCGCTCACGTAGATCGTCTGCCCTCCATCGTGGCAACAGGTGGCCTCTTGTCGGACGCAATGGTGCAAGCGCAGGCGCTGGGCGGAACGATGATTGGGATGAACCACATCAAACAGCGCCGATTGACAGAACTTCAGCTCGCAAGTCATCCCGGCTTGTTCGTCGGTGCCTGCGTGCCGTTTTACTTCTGCCCGCGATCCGTGATGCTTTATTTGATCCACCGACGCAACGCAGAACTGGCTTACCAAGGTGGGCAAGCGTCCATCATCCACTTGCAGGCGGATTTGGGCGCAGTTGTGGCCTGGGCCAACGCGCAACCCGCTCGCTGGGCGTTCACGCTATCAAACGCCGGATCGTATTTTTTTGAAGACCGCAATGACTTGGCGCGTCTTGGTGAAATCAACTGGGCGGCGGTGCAGGCGAACAACTGGAGTGGCGGCCTGAAAGAGGGCAAGCAAGCCGAATTCCTTGTGGAGCAGCACTTCCCTTGGCATTTGGTAGAACGCATCGGCGTTCACTCGGCGGCCGTCTACGGTCAAGTTGTCAATGCACTTCCCGCACACGGGCACCGGCCTCCGGTCGAAGTGCGCCCGGACTGGTATTACTGAATGAGAGGAGCACAGCCATGATCGAGTACACCTCGGGCGACATCCTCCAGTGTGAGGCCGACGCACTGGTCAACACCGTCAATTGCGTCGGCGTGATGGGGCGTGGCATCGCCTTGCAGTTCAAGAACGTCTACCCCGAAAACTTCAAGGCTTACGAGGCCGCCTGCAAGCGTGAAGCCGTGCAGCCTGGTCGTATGTTCGTTTTTGAGACGGGGCAGCTCACCTTGCCGCGCTTCATCATCAACTTCCCGACCAAGCGCCACTGGCGCGGCAAGAGCCGTATTCAGGACATCGATGCGGGTCTGGTCGATCTGGTCAATGTCATCCGCAGCAAGGGCATCCGCTCCATCGCCATCCCACCGCTGGGTGCAGGCCTAGGCGGGTTGGACTGGAACGAGGTGCGCCCACGCATTGAGCGCGCACTGACAGGGCTTGCCGAAGTACGCGTGCTGGTGTTCGAGCCGAAGGGCGCACCGGCCAACGACAAGATGGCGCATGTGCGCGAGGTGCCAAAAATGACGGCGGGCCGCGCTGCCTTGGTGGAACTGATGCAACGCTATCTTGGCGGCCTGCTTGACCCCTTTGTCACCCTGCTTGAAGTCCACAAGCTGATGTACTTCATGCAGGAGGCTGGTGAGCCGCTGCGTCTCCAGTACGTCAAGCATCACTACGGCCCTTATGCAGAGAACCTGCGCCATGTTCTGAAGGCGGTGGAAGGCCATTTGATCGCGGGTTATGCCGACGGTGGCGATGCGCCGGACAAGCCGCTCACTCTGGTGCCCGGTGCAGTAGAAGACGCCAAGGATTATCTGGATCAACACGACATCAGCCGCGCCCGTTTCGAGCGCGTAACCAAGCTGGTCGAGGGCTTCGAGTCACCTTACGGGCTAGAACTCCTCGCCACAGTGCATTGGGTGATGAGCCGCGAGGGTGCCACACAGCACGAGAGCGTAGAACGTCAGGTCTATAGCTGGAACGCACGCAAGCAGCAGTTCACCCCGCGCCAGCTTGCGATTGCCGAAGAGCGGCTGCGCTCCCACGGCTGGCTGTCACCGGACGCGGCTTCGGCCCATTGAGGATTCATCAGGTAATGCAAAGAACAACAACAACCCTCACGCCGTTAGCGCTCAAAGATGCGCCCGCGCTGATCGAGACGGTTTTCCCCGCCCAGAAAGTGTCGTTCGAGGCACAAAAGGAGCGGAAGGCAAATCTTGGCCAAACCCTGACCGGGCTGGGTTCCTACTGGAAGGGGCGCAAGCCACTGATCTTGGTGCGCGCCATCGTGCTTGGCAGCCTGTTGCCACCCACTGACGACGCGGAAGCAGATCTCGCCATCTTCGAAAAGCTTATGGCCTTCGACGATGAAGGATTGGCCCGACGGGCACTGGCTGCCAACGCGTTCTCAGTTTCCAAGCTCCAGGAGATGATCCCTATCTCGGACCCGGAACGCTACTTTGGCGGACGCGGTTGGCGACGCGACGTCACCGATGACGACAAGCTGGTGCTGTACCGCCAAGCACTGGCCACCCTGTCCGGTTACGAAGAAAAAGCCAGCATCAGCAAACGCCCGGAAGAACTGGATCAAGACTGGCTCTTTGCCCCGGTGTGGGCGGAGGTCAACCGTCACTACGCTCATCTGGGTGTGAGCGTGCAGTCCTTGCCCGAGTTGGTGGAACAGCTGGGTCTCTTGCGTTACGGCCACCGTGCTCGTGTGGGCGACACTTTTAGTGGCGGTGGCTCGATTCCGTTCGAGGCTGCACGCATCGGCTGCGATGTCTATGCCTCTGACCTCAACCCCATCGCGTGCATGCTGACTTGGGGTGCATTGAACATCATCGGTTCAAGCCCGGAGCGGCGCTCAGAAATCGAGAAGACACAGGAACGTGTTGCCAAGTCGGTGGATGCGGAGATCACGAAGCTGGGCGTCGAGCACGACAAGCAAGGCAATCGCGCCAAGTCATATCTTTATTGCGTAGAAGCCCGTTGTCCGGAAACGGGATGGATGGTTCCACTGTCCCCCTCTTGGGTGATATCCAAGGGCCGGAACATCATCGCTCGCCTGAAGCCGGATCACCGCAACAAGCGATTCGATATCGAGATTGTCAGTGGCGTTTCGGACAAGGAAGCTGCGGCTGCCGATCAGGGCACGGTTCAGGACGGCGACATGGTCTATACGCTGGACGGAAAGACCTATCGCACGCCCATCAAGACGCTGCGCGGCGACTATCGAAACGCCGATGGCAGCACGGGCAATCGCCTGCGTCGTTGGGAGAAGAACGATTTCAAGCCGCGCCCTGATGATATTTTTCAGGAGCGGCTCTACGCCATTCACTGGATCGCCAAGGACTCGCTCACCAAGTCCCGGCAGGAAACCTGGTTTGCTGCCCCGACCGAGGCCGATTGGGAATGTGAGCGCCGCGTAGAAACGCTCGTCAACGAGAACCTGAGCCGCTGGCAGGACGAAGGACTAGTTCCGGATATGGCCATCGAGCACGGGGACGAAACGACCCGTCTATTCCGTGAACGCGGCTGGACACACTGGCACCACCTGTTCAATGCCCGCCAGCTCCTCTTGATATCACGCTACTTCCAGCACCGCACGCCGGAAGACTACGTTTTCAACGCCAAATCGCTGGACTGGAACTCCCGGATCGCCAACTGGATGAACCATTGGGAGAAGACCAACAACGTCTTCTACAACCAAGCGTTGAACACGTTCTACAACTACGGCATCCGTTGCTTTTTCAGCCACGAAGCAGGCCGGTCTTTCGGCTTTGCCAACAGTCCGCTTCCAGAGACTCGCCGGTCGATCAAGTGCCGTGATGCAGCCAAGCTTGAAGACGACGCCGATATCTGGATCACCGATCCACCCTATGCGGATGCGGTGAACTACCACGAGATCACCGAATACTTCATTGCCTGGTTGCGCAAGAACCCACCCAAACCGTTCGATGACTGGGTGTGGGATTCGCGCCGCGCACTGGCGATCAAGGGGTCAGACGACGAGTTTCGACGTGGCATGGCTGCCGCCTACAAAGCAATGGCCGATCACATGCCTGACAACGGCATGCAGTGCGTGATGTTTACCCATCAGGACACCGCCGTCTGGGGCGACCTAATCGGCATCTTCTGGGCTGCGGGCCTGCAAGTTGTGGCGGCGTGGTACATCGCAACGGAAACCAATGCAGCTATCAAGAAGGGGAGCTTTGTCCAAGGCACCGTCATCCTGATGCTGAAGAAGCGCGCGGTTGGCGAGCGTACTGGTTTCAAGCAGCGCCTGTTGCCCGCTGTCCGGCAGGAAGTGGCGCGCCAGATCGAAACCATGATGCATCTGAACGACACCGTCGCCGCTCACCACGGCGAGCCGGTGTGGGGCGACTCCGATTTGCAGATGGCCGGGTATGCGGCAGCGCTCAAGGTGCTGACCGCCTACACACGCATCGGCGATGAGGACGTCACCACCTTCGCTCTGCGCCCGCGCGCACGAGGTGAAGTCACGGTGGTGGACGAAATCGTCCAGCAGGCGGCGGAAACCGCATCCAGCCTGCTGGTGCCAGAGGGGCTCACTTCCGATGCCTGGGGGCGCCTCACTGGCATCGAACGCTTTGTACTGCGGATGATGGACATGGAAACCGCAGGCGCGGCCAAGCTGGACAACTACCAGAACTTCGCCAAGGCTTTCCGCGTGACGGACTACAGCCGCGTGATGGGCGACATGCGGCCCAACAACGCACGCCTCAAGCGCGTCAGCGAATACGCTTCGCGTGATCTGACAGATGCCACCGAGATCGGAGTGACGCGGCTGGGTCAGCTCATCATTGCCTTGCAACAACTGCTCAAGGACACCGAGGCGCAAGTCATCGTCGAACAACTGCGAGCCGAGATGGCGGACTTCCTGGAAGTCCGCTCCCTGCTGGTGGACATGCTGGCCTTCATGGAGCGCAAAGCTCCTGAATCTGAGGTGCGTTCTGCCGCCGAGGTATTGGGTGCGCGTCTCAAGAATCTGCGCTTCGGCGACTGAGGTCTTGAGCCATGAGCATCCGGCGCTTTTCTTCGCGTACCCATCGGCTGGATGCCAGCTTCCTCATGCAGCATCTGGCCGGTGCGCAGAGCTACAAGCGTATTGCAGGCTACTTCACCAGCTCGTTGTTCGAAGTGGCTGGCGAGGCACTAGAGCACATCCCCGAGGTCAAGATCGTCTGCAATGTGGACATCCACCCAGACGACCTGAAGGTGGCGCAACTGCGCGAGAGCAAGATGCTGGGCCGCTGGAACGAGCGCGCCCTGGAGGCCGAGGCTCTGCTGAACCGCGAACGCTATCGGCGGCTGGACTCCTTCCTCGCCAAGCATGGGCAGGCGGTACGAATCGCGCCGGATGACATCTGCGGTTTTGTGCACGGCAAGGCCGGCGTGATTACCTTAGCCGATGGCCGCAGGCTGGGTTTCATCGGGTCGATGAACGAGACGCGAAACGGCTGGCAGCGCCACTACGAAATCCTGTGGGAGGACGAGTCCCCTGAGGGTGTGGCGTGGATCGAGGAAGAATTCGACTTTCTCTGGAACGCAGCAAAACCACTGCCTCAGGCAGTGATCCGCGAGGTACATCGGCGCGGCTATCGGCGAGAGATCGAGTTCGTCGAGATCGACGATGACGAAAATCTTGCCCCTGCGGCGCTGATTGAATCGCCGCTATACCGCGAAGGCCAGCAGCTACAGCCGTGGCAGCAAGGGTTCCTGACCGAATGTCTGCGCCATCAGCGGCTTTACGGCACGGTGCGCCTGCTGTTGGCCGACGAAGTCGGACTAGGCAAAACGCTGTCGCTGGCGACGGCCGCACTGACGCTCTGCCTGTTATCCGACAAAGACAATGGGCCACGCCGCCCGGTCGTTATCTTTGCCCCGGCCACACTGACCGAACAATGGCAGACCGAAATGCTGGACAAGCTGGGCATCCCGACCGCACGTTGGGATACCGTTGGCAAAGTCTGGCTAGATGCTGACGAGCGAGTGCTGTCGCCTGCCGGGCGCGAGCAAATCGCCCATTGCCCGCTGCGCATCGGCATTGTCTCCACCGGCTTGATGATGCGCGACTCGCTGGAGAAGCAGCACCTGCTCGGTATGCGCTTCGGTGTGGTGATTCTCGACGAAGCGCACAAAGCCAGAACCCGCCAAGGCTTCGGCAAGGAAGCCGGAACGCCGAACGAACTGCTGGCCTTCATGCGCGAGATCGCCGCACGCGCCGATCATGTGCTGTTGGGCACGGCTACACCGATTCAGACCAATCCTGCCGATCTGTGGGATTTGCTGGGCATCTTGCACCAAGGCCCGGGGCGCTTCGTGATGGGGCACGACCTTGCGCCGTGGCATCGACCAGATGAGGTGCTCGACATCCTTGCTGGTCGCGTGGAGGTGGAAACGCTGACCCATGCCTGGGAACTGCTGCGCTCGCCGCTGCCGCGCATGGAATCGACCACTGAGCCTCGCGCCCGGCGCTTGTTCTCAGCCATCCGGCAAGACCTGGGGTTACAGAACGGTGAGTGGCAAACCAACCGTTCGCTGGCTGAGCTGACAGAGGAAACGCGCGAAATTCTGGAAGAAGAATTGGAGCGCCGCATCGCCGGGGCGACGCTGTTCCAACGCGAGAACCCATTGGTACGCCATGTCGTGCTGCGCAAACGCCAGCAGCTTGAAGATGCCAATTTGCTGGCCAGGGTTGGTGTAGATGTTCACCCCGAACGCGAGCAGGCCACGGAGCAACGCGCCTTCGACGTGTTGTTCGAAGGCAAGGCGCTGCGCACGTCGGAAGATTTTCGTCAGGCGTATGGTGAAGCGCGCGCCTTCGGCAAGGCACTGGCCAAACGCGGCAAGGGCAGCGGCTTCATGAAGAACCTGATGGAGCAGCGCATTTGCTCCAGCATCCACGCGGGCCTCTCGACGGCGCGGCGCTTGCTGAAAGGTGACACCGTGCATGAGGAAGACGAAGAGCAGGAAGGTGACGTCAAAGTCGAGACGGGCGAGGAACGCGAGGTGCTGCAACGCCTGATCGCCCGGCTAGAACGGCTGGAGGCCGACCCGAAGATGGAGGCCGTCGTCCACTTCCTCGACAAAGAGCAGTGGCGGGACTTGGGCGTCATCATCTTCAGCCAGTACTACGACACGGCGAAGTGGCTGGCCGATGCGCTGGCGGCCCGCTATCCCGAGGAAGCGGTTGGCCTGTACGCAGGCGCGGGCCGCAGTCGCCTCTACCAGCGCGGCGACAGCGTGAGTGTTGAGCGCGAAACGCTCAAACGCATGGTGGCCGAGCACCAGATCCGCGTCATGGTGGCGACCGATGCCGCCTGCGAGGGCTTGAACCTGCAAACCCTGGGCACGCTGATCAACATCGATCTGCCGTGGAACCCGACGCGGCTCGAACAGCGTATCGGTCGTATCAAGCGCTTTGGACAGCGGCGTGAAACCGTGGACATGCTGAACCTCGTGTTCGAGCAAACGGTAGACGAAAAAATCTATGAACGCCTGTCCGAGCGGATGAAGAACCGCTACGACCTCTTCGGTTCCTTGCCGGACACCATCAAGGACGAATGGATCGAAGACATCGAAACGCTCGGCGAGCGGCTGGACGAGTACATCAACGCGCAGAAGACTGCGACAGGCTTCGATCTGCGTTACACCGGCACGATGATGCCGCCAGAGAAGGACTGGCGCGAGTTCACCGAGGTGCTGTCGCGGCGTGATCTTGCCACACTGATGAGCGCGGCTTGGGGATGATGGACGACACAAACAAGACCAACTGGTGATAGGAACATGGCCCGCATCGAGAACCACAAATACAGCATCGAAGAAGCCTTTCGTGAATGCTTCTACATCGTCCCGGACTATCAGCGCGAATACGTCTGGACGGACAAGGAGGTGCATCAGCTGCTGGAGGACATCGGAGAGCAGATCGATGCGGGCACAACGCGAGAATACTTCATTGGCACCGTGCTGGTGTCGCCCACCGAGCAGAAGAACCACTACGAGGTGATCGACGGCCAGCAGCGCCTGACCACCTTCTTCCTGCTGCTGTGCGCACTCAAGCATTTGTTCCAGGGTGAACCGCAACGGCAGATGATTGCCGGGCTCATCTCGACCAGCTATGTGGACAGTGACGGAGAGGTGCGCACCAACCTGAAGCTGGAGCCGCGTTACGAGTGTGCGGGCGAAGTGATGGCCAAGCTGGTGGAGCTGGACTCCGATCCGCAGGCCGTGCGTGCGGGCATTCAGGCGGCAGGCATCGCCAGCTTTGGCTCGCTGGAAAATCTGGTCAATGCCTACAGCACGCTGTATCGCTATCTGAAGGACAACTACGATGACGCACCGAAGCTAAAGAAGTACTGGGGCTATCTGGCCAACAACGTGGTGTTCATCCAGATCTCCACCGACGTCAGCAGCGCGCTGAAGATTTTCGAGACCATCAATGAGCGCGGCGTGGGCCTGAACCCGATGGACTTGCTGAAGAACCTGCTGTTCACGCAGGTCAAGCAGGCGCAGTTCACCCAGCTCAAAGACGAGTGGAAGAAGATCACCAAGCCGCTGGAGAAGGGTAAGGAAAAGCCGCTGCGCTTTTTGCGCTACTTCCTGATGGCCAACTACGCCATCAAGAACGAGCGCGGCGACGCGGTGGTGCGCGAGGATGAAATCTACGACTGGTTCATCGCCAAGGACAACGCGGCGCTGTGCGATTACGCAGGCAAGCCCTTCGAGTTCGTGCGCAAGGTGATCCGCAACGTCGAGCACTACCTGGCCTTCGCCAATGGCCTCGGCAACGACGGCAAGCCCAGCCTGGCGATGGACAGCCTCAAGAGGCTGGCGGGCGGCGCGTTCAGCTTGCACTACGTCCTGCTGCTGGCAGCGGCGAATTTTCCCAAGCCGCTGTTCGACCACTTTGTCGCGCAGCTGGAGAGCTTCCTTTTCTACTACATCTTCACCAAGACGCCGACCAAGGATCTGGAGCGCAGCTTCTCGCAATGGGCAGATGAACTGCGCGCGATTGCCGAGGCCAGCGATCCGGTGAAACAGAAGGTGCAGCTCAATGCCTTCGTTGCCGATCGTTTCGAAAAGAACATGGCGGGCAAGTCGCAGGAGCTGGCCGATGCCCTCAAGCGTTTCACGCTGTACTCGATGCAGCAGTACCGCACGCGCTATCTGCTGGCACGCCTGACGCAGCACGTCGAGATGGCCTTCAGTGGGCTGAAGGTGCCGGGCAGTCTGGAACCCTTCACCAAGCTGGAGATCGAGCACATCCTGCCCGACAACCCGAAGGCGGAACTGCGCGCCACGTGGGCAGCCGAGAACCCGAATGCGATCTACGACGACTACAAGAATCGCCTCGGCAACCTCACTCTGCTGGAAAAGCCGATCAACATCGTCGCGGGTAATGACTTCTATACCGCCAAACAGGCCGAGTACCGCAAGAGCGGCAACTACCTGACACGCAGTCTGGCTGAGCTGGTCGACGTGGGGCAGAACACGTCCATTTCCCGCATCAACGCCAAGCTGGAAGCCTTCCCAGCATGGAATTCGGTAGCTATCGAGCGGCGGCACGTGCTGCTCATCGCCTTGGCGCAGGAAGTCTGGAAAACCACAGCCATCGACGTCTGATCACGGGCTGGGCGAAGGAGCTTGCTCCGTTGTAGGCGCGGATACTGAATAGGGAGTGATTGAATGGCACTAAATCTGGCACAGGCCGCCATCGGCTACCTGAAAGAACGGCCCGAAGAGAAGTTTACTGCGCGGCAGATTGCCGAGTGGGTGTTCGGCACGTTCCCCGATGAATGCCAGGAGAAGCGATCCAATAGTCGAGGTGACTACATCAAGACTGATGCTGATTTGGTGCAGCAGCTCGTTGCGGAAATCAGCTCGCAGCGCCCGCGCATGCAAAAGAGACATCCGGAGCTGAAGACAACCGAGGGACGGCCGCGCAAGTATTACTACTCGGAAAAATCAGACAGCGCCGAAGTGGCGGCGGTCGAAAGCGAGGGTGCCGTCCCTGCGGCGGACACGAATCAGCCCAAGATCGATGAGCATGCTTTGTACCCACTGCTCTCCCAATACTTGTGGGAAGAGTTTGGCGTGTATTCCAAGCGCATCGATGAGAAGCGGTCGTCAAACAAACGCGGCCAGAACGGCAATCGCTGGCTGTATCCAGATGTTGTTGGCATGGAGGATTTGGGGGCCGAGTGGCACCAAGAAGTTCGCGACTGCGTGAACCAGTATTCCGACAAGCGCACGAAACTCTGGTCGTTCGAAGCCAAGCTGTTGATCAACCGGTCGAATGTGCGTGAGTGCTTCTTCCAGGCTGTCTCCAACTCGTCATGGGCTAACTTCGGTTACTTGGTCGCGGCAGAAATTGGCGGGCAGGACACGCTCAAAGAACTGCGGATGCTGTTTGCGGCTCACGGCATCGGCTTCATCAAGCTGGACGTGGATAACCCCGCAGACAGTCAGGTGTTGATTCCGGCCCGCGAGCGCGACGAGATCGACTGGGATATGGCCAACCGGCTGGCCACAGAGAATAGGGACTTTCTGGACTACGTGAAGCTGGTGAAGCAGTTCTACCAGACGGGCGAGGCGCGCCCGGCGGACTGGGATGTCCCCGAGTCGGAGGACTGAGCCGTTGGTTTATTCCAGATGGCCGATCACGTCGAGGCGTTCGTCACCGCGTTGAAACACACCAAACCAGCTGTCTCGAGAGTCAGTGCGGGCACGGCTCACAAGCAAGGTGAACCCTTCGCATCCGCGTGTCTTGGCCGTGGCGAAGTCGGTGGTGTCGAATTTTGCCTCGCGCACCAGCGTCGTGGCCACCGACTTCATGGCCGACTCGAACAGGTCGAGCAGGTTGTCTTGTAGGCTGGCGTTGATGTTGCGCGAGGTCACGTCGTCAATGACGGCGTGCTTGAATCGGTTACTCATGATCGATGCTCCGTGGCTGTTATGGATGACATGAACGCGCTGTTCGGCCCCAAAGCCAAGCTCTTCCGCGCGCTGTCTGATCAAGCGTTGGAAAGCAGCAAGGTGATCTCAGCCTCTCGCCGGGTGACGAGCCCAGGCAGTACCTTGCCGCCGCCGTAAACCCACCGGCGCAGCTCCTGCCCCGCAGCGAACCAGTCCCGCTGGTTGATCCTTCGCCGCAGCGTTGACGTCTGCAGCCGCCCGGCCCCGAGGTTGAAAGTGAAATCCAAGATGGCCGCGAGCCTGCTCTCGGGTTCGGTGGCCAGCACCGGGCAGTAGCGCAGCGTGGCGGCGAGCGCCGATTGGAGATCGCGCGCCAGATAGACCTCGGCTTCGGCCTCGGTGATCGGCTGGAGCTTCGGATCGCAGAGATGGCCGTAGCCAATCGTCCAGAAGCCTGCGGGGCAAATGTAGGGGACGGCGGTGATCTCGACGCCACGCCTGACCTTGCGCTCGAACCCCTCGAAGCGCTTGGCCAGTTCGACAGCGGCCTGCGGCACCGTCATGACCGTACCCGGTCGAACACGCGGCCCAAGAACCAGAAGTTCAGCACCCCGGCCCATAGGGCTTGGTCTGCCTCCGTCCAGGCATACAGGATGGCAACACCCCAGCCAGCGCCACCCGTCACGGCGGCTGCGACTGTTGCCGTCTTGGAGGCGCAGTACAGTGCCATGAACCAGTAGGTGATGACTGGGCGGACGCTGGCGCTCAATGCGTCGGCCCAGCGCACGCCGGTCTTTTCGCCTTGGGAGCGAACGGCTTCGCGCAGGGTCTCGATGGCTCCGACATTCCACGCGGCGTCGGCACTCGCGCCGATTTCCGACATTCGTTGCGCGCCGCGAATCTTCTCGAACTCCAGCGCCTTGTCCTGCATCGCCAGTTCGTGGCCACGCTCGCCCTTGCGGTCGAGCCATTTGAGGATTTCAGGCGCAAGACGGAAGGCACCGCCAAGGAGGCCGCCAAGTAGTGTCTCGATCATTGCGGGCCTCCCATCAGTTTGAGCTTGATGGCGGCACCGACCAGCAGCGCGGCTAGGATGCCGGTGGTGATGACCTTGACGGTCGTCTGCCACGCGGTTCGCCGGGCGTCACGCCAGGCTTCCAACAAGTCGCGCAGTTCGCGGATATCGCGGGCGGCGTGGCCGTTTTCCAGCCCGAGATGGGCCAGCACGCGTTCGGCTCCACGCTCAGCGGCGTGGGCCAGTAGTTCGTCGAAGTCCTCGCGGCGCAGGAGCAGCATGTTCTCCACGTGCGCGGGCTGTTGTTGTTCGGGTTCGGTCATTGCGTTCTCCAGAAATGCGAAACCCGCCTCGGGGGCGGGTTTCTGGTGGGGGCGAAGGAAGGGAAATCAGATGGCGAGGCCTGCGCTCCAGCCGGTGGACTTGAAGGCCGAGAGCTTGGCCTCGTCCTCGATGTAGCAAAGCCAACCGATCTTGGGCGTGTGGTACTCCCAGACATCGGCGATGCGAGCGGCGATCTGGTTGGTCTTGCCTGCCCACGCACCGGTGGCTGCGGCAGGAATGAGGTAGCGGTCGCCGTTGGCGGGGCTGGCGGGCGGTGTGGTCAGGTCACGGTCTTTCACGGACAGACCCACCACTGCGCCCAAGCGCTTGAGGTTGGCGTCCATACCGGTGTCCCAGCCACTCTCGCCGAGCGTCCAGCCGTAGTTGAGTCCAAGGTTCGGGTCGATTGATGACATGGTCTATCTCCAGAGATTCGAGGCTTGGCGAATGCGCCGGACGGCTTCCGGGTCGCCGGTGCGGTGGCTTTGCTGTGGATGCTGCCGCCAGTGACGCCCGACGATGGGCAGGTACAGCACGCCGCCGCGTTTGGCCACGAGCAGGGTCAGCAGCCAGTCGGCAAAGTTGTTGAGGTCGGTGGTTTCCTTGAGCACGGCTTCCACGGCAGAGCGGCGCATCACGATCAGGCCGTGAACGTGGCTGGCGCTGTTGGCGTGCTGCCAACGGCTGTAGGCCAGACGCCGCACGGCAATATCCTGGCCGTTTTCGTCGGTCAGCGCCTCGTCGGTGTAGGCCATCACGGCTTGCGGGCAGGCATCAAGCGCATCGGCCAGTTGCGTGAAGGCACTCGCCTCGTACAGATCGTCGGGATCGACGAAGGACACCAGCGGCAGCATGCCTTGCGCATAAGCTGCCGCCCTAGCCTCGCCAATACGGCCCGGGATGCCGGGCAGGACGTGCAGCTGGATCGGCGCGCCGTCGAGACTGGCGATGCAGGCCGCACGCCATTCGGCGGGCTCGTTCAGCGTCAGCAGGTGAACATCAATGCGTGGTTCCAGCGGCGCATCCATCACACACCCCCCCAATACTGGCCCCAGCGCAGGCCGTAACCCGCTCGATCCATCACGCGCATCTGCGGCTGCCAACTGCTCAGGCCATCACGCTCGGCAATGATCTCCACGGTGATCCGGTCACCCAGCGCACCGGCATCCAGCGCGGCAGCCGCCGCCGTCCAGATGTAAGTGGTGCCGAGCAGCCCCGTCTCGGCATGAACCAGCACGTTGTTGCGATTGCGAATGCCCACCGTGTAGGTCACACCCAGTTCAGGCCCGATATCGCCCTCGTCTTGCTGCACGAGATAGGCGGTTTGCTGCGTGCGGTCACGGTGTGCCCACGCGACGGTGAGATCGCCAGCCACAACCTCGGGTTCGATCTGGCCATTGAGCCGGATGCGGCCAGGTGCATACGGCAGCGCTTGCCGACCGATCAGCACCAGGGGCTGACCATTGCTGGCCGTTACCGCATCGCCTTGATCGGTCGAGGTGCGCGGAGTCGCTCCCACGAACACCGACTCACCCGGTGCGCGTTCAGCGCCTTCCGATGCCAGCCATTCGCCCACGCCGATCAGCCGTGTGCCAGCGGGATTCGATTGCGGTGTGGTGTCGAGCACGCCACGTGCAAGATCGACAGTGGCGTTGGCGGTGTCGAAGGCCAGGATGGCGACCGCTTCGCTGATTGCGCCGCTGGCATCCACCAGATAGGCGTAATCGCCGACAGCCAGTCTCTCCGGCTGGCTGATGGCCGTCACCGGAATACCAACGGCATCAACCTCGCTCGCAGGCAAAGCGGCATCGAGTGTGAGCAGTGGTGCGTAGTCCTCGCCCACGACAGCAGCGAGATCGCCGCTCGAAGCTCCGGTGGCCAGTTGCCAGTTCAGTTGCCCGGTACCGCCTGCGGCCGCCAGCGCGCCGAGGTAGGTGTCCGTGTCGGTCAGGTACGCGAGATCGGCCCGCGATAAGCGCCGGGCCAACTCCCAATACGGAACCTCGACCGCCAGTACCAGTGATGGCGGCAGCGGCTCGATGGTCGGTTCATCGACGCGCGGCGGCGGGGGCGACAGCACGGTGTTGTTCAACCCGAACACATCTTCCATCGCTTCGATGCGCCATTCGGCAGCGCCCAAGGTGCCGGTGTCGATGCCGGTCACCCGCACCACCATCTGATCCACGCCCAAACGCGGCCAGTTCAGCAGGAACACATCACCCGGCAACGGCGCACGTTCCAGTGTGTCACGCGCCACCGTCAGATTCATACGGGCCAGGGGCGAACCCAAAGCGCGCAGATCGCGCAATGCGAGCCGCGCAGCCAGTGGCCCGTAGTTGACGCCCGGATAGTTGCGGCGCTGATTGATCACACCGCCTTGCAACTGAATGGCGGCGAGGTTCTCCACGGTGACGGTGGTGTCGCCGCCGGTTTGCCAGTCGGTGTAGACCACGGTCAATTCATTTGGCAGCTCGCCCCATTGGGCGCGCTCGAAGCGTTCCAGACGGACGATCTCGTCCGGGCCCAACTGCGGCAAGCTGTCGACCCAGTAATCGTCGCGCAGCAACTTGATCTCGAACGTGCCTTGCTCGGGATCGGTGTAGAGAATTCCGCCGATGTGGTCGATCACCTGGCCGATGAAACTCTCGATGGACTGCTGGCGCGTCCAGATCAGATTGAGCCCAAAGCCTTCGCTCGACAGCGCCCATGCGGCGTTCCAGAAACTCCAGCCGATGGTGTCCTGCGGGTAGCCCATGCCCCAATGCGGATCGGTGAGGCACTGCACCAGGATGTGCGCCGGGTTCATGCCGACGCTGATCTCACGACCTTCGTCGTCATCCCTGATGCGCACCTCGGCGTTCCACTCCATCCAAGGCGCTTCAAACCAGCCAGCGGTGAAGCGCCGGACGCGCACCGCCCACGGCTTGATGTAGGGGTTGTTGGCGGCGAACAAAATCTTGCGGGCCACCAGTGACAGCACACCCCGGAAGGCCGGGATGGCGCTGCCGAGGCGGCTCACCAGATAGTCGTTGCGCCCCTGACCGGCATGGCCCGAGAGCACATCAATGGTGCCGACCACGCCGCCTTCGCGCTCATCACCGCCAAACAAGGTGGGCTTGTTGATGCTCAGGCTGGTCAGCCCGTGGCCGGTGGACAGCGGCGCGCGGTCGGCATCGCCCCACGCGGTGCGCTCGCCCATCTGGATTTCTTGCACGGCATCGACCGGGCCCTGGCACACGGCCAGATGCAGACCCATCCGATAGCGGTAGCCGACGGTTTGCTTCTTGCTGCTGCCACCCATCAGTCGCGCTCCCGCTTGCTGGATTGATTGCGCGCGTGCGCTTCTGCATAACTCACCACACGCAATGCCATCGCATCGCCGGTGGCCAGCAAGGAGTCGGCATCAATGCCTTCGCGCAGGAAGGCGCGGAAATCCAGATCGTGCCGGACAAACCACGTGCGCGTGCCGTTCACGCACAGGCCGACGGCGCGCACATGATCAATAGTGATGACGGTTTCAGTGCTCATTTCTTGCCACCTTTCTTCCTGATCGGGTCGGCTTCCAGATCGCCGTACCAGACGACGTTGGCCCCGCGCAGCAGCACGGTGCCGAACACGACGGGAATCGGTCGGCCTTCTTCTGCGGTGGGCGCATCGACGTCGGAGAGCGACGCGGGTTTGGGTTCGGGTGGTTTGGGTGCGAGCGCGACGGAAACCAGCGCGGCGACGATGATGACGACGAGGTACCACATGGCCGCTCCTAAAAAACGCCGGTCGAGAACGGGTTCTTGCTCGGGATGGCGGGAAAGCCGCCGTAGTTGTCGAGGTTGCCGAAGCGCGACGCGCACGTTTGCGTGCTGTGGTCGCAACCGACCGTCAGCAGCACCTCGGTGCCGGGTTCGATGGCAACCGGATAGAGCAACTCCACGCCGCTGCTGAAGTCACTGACGATCATGTGACGAGCGCCTTCGGGCGTTTGCAACCAGCCACCGGCAACGCCGCCACTCACATTGCCCGGCACGCCACCATCGAGCTCCACGTTGCGCCCGGAGCTGTTGCTCACGAAGGCGCTGGCGGTGATTGGTGATGCACTGCAGGCACTCGAATACAAAACGTGCGAGCACTTGCGGCTGTAAAGCCGACGCAGGCCAATGCGCTTCAAACTGACCTGCGCGCTTTCGCAGCGAACGCGCGCCACGTCGTCAGCGATCTCGACGCCCAGCACCCGTCCCATCCAGCGCGTGCCCGACAGCCACCAGTAGTCGCCCCAGGTGTCGCGCCGTCCGATGCGCAGGGTCACCGAGGTGGTATCCCCGGTGAGCGAGGTGGCCAGCAGGTGGCGTACGAGATCACAGTCGGGTGGCAGTTTGAGTTCCAGCGCCGACTTGGCCGCCTCGGCACCCAACGCCAGTTCGTTGCGCTCGATGGAAAGGCTTGCGTACAGATTGCCATCGAGGTCGACGTCAAATTCGTGCGGCGTCAGCAGGAACTGACTGCTGGCGCTGTTGAAGGCATACAGCTCGACTTCCAATAGAGGGTTTTGACTCATTGGCTTCACTCTCCCTCGTAGGTTTGACGGTCGTTGCCGCGTGGTTCTGGCAACTGCCGCGCTGTCAGCGTGATCTCCACCAGCGCCGGGCTGTGCCAGTACAGATCGACAGCGTCGTGGTCGAGACGGCAGCGAGCGAGTCGAATCACCCGACTGCCTTCGGGAACCCAGTCGTCAAGGCCGGAACGCAGCACGAGCACGCCGCCCTGATCCAGATGGAAGGTCGCCGTCAGTCCGAATTGCCGATAACCATCGGGATGCACGATCAGGCAGGCGGCGGGGCGATGCCAGAAAGCAGCGGCATCATCACCGGTCACTCTCAGGAAACCGTCCTCGGGATCGGCCTCGGCAGTCACCCACAACACCGGGGCCAAACCATCCGGCAACCAGAAGGCTTCCAGTCGCCCTTGCGTGTGCCACAACCGCGCCCGCCAGACCTCGATCTCCTCGGGGGTGCTGGCCAGATAACGGCGCTGGAAGGTGGTGACGGGCCACGGGTCGTCGCGGCGCACCCACGGCTTGGCGGGTGAGAAATCTTGGCGCGTGATGACACCGGCCACCACAGCAGTAGGATCGTCACGCCAGTTGCCATCGGGCCAGACTGGAATCTCGTCGAGCCACGGGTCGTCGAGTACATCCATGTCCGGCGTTTGCGCGGCTGTGATGGTCGCCGTGGCACTCCCGCCCACCATCCCCGGCACCCACTGGGTCAAGTCCGCTGGATCGACTGCGCTGCCCCACACCAAGGGCATCACGCTGCTACCGGCTGCGGCAGCACGCGCCAAAGGTTCGGCCAGCCACAGCAGATCGCTTTCCACGTCGCTGAGTTGGGCGACTTGCCAGCCATCAAACGCGATGATCAGCACCCAGCGTTCGTTGCTGTCCCAGCCCTGAACGCCGTCGTAGGTCAGGCGTAGCGCGGCGGCTGGCGGGCCAAAATGCCGCCAGTCTGCATCCGACACCTCAAGCGCCAGCGCGCCACGTTCGGCGGTTTGGGCGAGGTGAACAGCGTACTGCGGCAGCGGCCACCACGCCGCTTTGCTCAGATGGTCGGCCAGCCAGTCGGCGACCAGCGCATCGGACTGGCGTGCGTTGCCGACTTTGTAGGTCAGCAAGCGCCGAGGGATGCGGCGGCGCGCCTGCCGCGATTCGTTGCCGCTGGCCAGCCTCACTACACTGGTCTGCCACTCCAGCCGCTCGACGAGGGGTTCGGCCCAGTCATGGCGGAAGGCAAACACCCCGCGTTGCGCGTCGGGCCACGGCTGGTCACCGAAAGCGTCCATGCCGGTGGCGACGATGGCGCTCGATGCCGTGTCCCGGCGCAGCACTTCCACCAGGAACGCCGGAGCATCAATGGGCGGCCACGGATACGCTAGAGACTCGGCAAGCCAAGTCGTCGCCAAGTTGGGCGGAACCGGTGCAATGGCGGTTTCAGGTGTGAAGGTGACCGCACTGACTCCGAACGATGCGCGCGACAGCACTTCGCCCTGAAATTTCGGCAGTTCATTTCCGGGCGTCGGCTTGGTGGAAACCTCGGCAACGTCCTGGACGATACGGCGATCCGTCATGCCGACTCCGCACCGAACTCAGCGGCATTGAAGGCAGCCTCCGTCCATTGCACGTTGCCGTTGGGGTTGCGCTCGAACAGCGTGCTCTGCCACGCCAGTTGTTCTTGCAGAATGATGTCGGTGCTGACGGCGGTCTGCGCGCCACTGACTACGAGGCCTTTGACCTTGCCCAGACCTGCATCGGTCTTGCGCGCCAGCATCGTGAGCTGGACGCCGTAGATGGCGGGCGTGGCCATCACTGGTAGTGCCTCGACATCGAAGGACTGGCGCAGTCCGCTGCTGGGCGCACTGATCGCCGTTGCCTCGTCCTCATCGCTCACGGCTTCCCACGCAGCAGTGCCGACCGGACTGGCCGTCCACTGGTTCAGACTGCCATCGCCCTGCGCCTGCAAGGCATCGACACGCACGTCGCCAAGGAAGGTGTTGTTGATCGTGCCGGTGGTATCGGCGATGTAGAAGTCATCGACGTCGATGGTCAGCGGGCACGACTGGCCCGGAACCGCGCCCACGAATGCCGTGAGCAACTGGCCGCCGCCCTGAATGGTGTTCTGCGCGGTCATCTGGATGGCCAGAGTGCCGTTGATGCGCACCGACAGCACACCGTTGCTGGTGCCCTGCGTGACCTGCAGTTCGATGTAGTGCCAACCGCGCGCGGGGGCGCTCGCCACCGACACGGAGATCAGCTGGTCGTAGCCATACTGCCATCGGTAGAGCTTGAGCCGACCGTCCTCGCCGATCTTGACCAGATGCGCGACCTGCGAGTTGGCATCGCGCACGCCGAGCAGCAAGGGCTCGGTGTAGGTGTTCTGGTACGACACCACGCGAATCGCCGCACCGACGATCAGACTGGTCTTGGTGGCGTCGAGGTTCTTGACGTAGCCACCGCCCGACCCCTCTGGCAATCGCAATGCATAGGAAGAAGGACGACGGCCATTGATGCGCGTCGCCTGCGGCGAAAGATACGCCGCCTTGCCGCGCGCCAGCCACGGATCGCCAAAGGCGTCCAGCGCCTGCGGATCGTAGTGATCGAATCCGTCGATGAACAGTAGTGCCATTGGACTTTCCCCTGAAAATTCAGCCCTGCAGCGCCGCACGGATGGCCCGTGCATTGCGCCCGATGATGTTGACGATGACTTTTTCCCCGGCAGGCGATTGCATGTGGTCGTGGGTGACGCCCGGATCGACCGCGTTGACGATGCGCACTGCCTGATTCACCTGCGGTTGCGCGGGTGGCACTTTCACCTCCGGCACCAGACCACCCGCAGCGAAGGCCAGCTCACCACCTTTGAAGCGTGGGCCGACGGACAAGCCGTTGACGGAATCGAGAAAGGCCACGCCGACCTGGCGCACGGCGGCAGCACGCACCACGTACTCGCCTGCTGACAGACGCGCCGGGATTGAGTCCGACGTGGCGCTACCCGGGCCGGAGACCAGACCACCGTTTGCGAACTTCTTGATGCCACCCAAGAGCGCCATCACAGCGGCCACCATTGCCACCATTGCAGCAACCGCGAGCGCGGGGCCAACGTAGGGAATGGAGGCCTGCGAAGCTGCGGCACCGGCTCCTGCCTTGGCCGCATCCATCGACACCACGGTCGTGGTTTCGGCAGACTTCTGCGCGACCTTGGCGGCGCTGGCGGATGCGTCTGCCACCTGTTCCTGCTGGATGAAGCCGAGCTTGAGCGCCAACATTCGCGCCTGCATGGCGATCCACTGCTGGAAGGGCTGGATCACGATCTGCTGTAGGAAAGCGTCGGCCACTTGCTGGAAGATGCTCGACAAGGCACTGCGCCACGTCTGCGCGCCGGTGATCATCCCGTTGAGCGCACCGCCAAAGCTCTCGCCGATGCGATTCCACAGCGGGGCCATTTCATCGACCACCAGCTTGGTGCGCTCCAGTTCGTTGCGCCACGCCTGCACGCGGATCACCGCATCCGGCCCGATGGCCTGCGCCGCCTGTTGCATGGTCGGCAGCAGGCGCTCCATCTCGGTGGCCGATTGCTGCTGCAAGGTCACGATCTGTT